TGCAGAACTTCTTCTGTTGGCTTAGCGAGGGCATCTATGGCTTCACTTAGCGTATTAATAGATTTCTTGGCCCCGTCGGCTGCATCTTTGGCAGTTTTCGACGTGCCGCGTTCTAGCTTTTTGACGCGGGCAAGAAGCTTTTTGTTGTCTGCGGCGGCCTTTTTCTCTTTGGCGCGCGCTGCAGCTAGCTGTTTTTTATTGTCCCCCATGACAAATCCTCTTGGGTTATGAGATGCGCGGCTCCAATAAATGGGAGCAAATGCAACTAGATTACATATCTAAATAGGTAGGATGGTGGGTTTATTATTCTGGTTTCTCAGTATGGTCTTTAGCCAACCTCTCGACAAACCAGTGCCTTAATTGAATTGGCAAACTATAAGACTCAGTAAAAGACCAATTTCCATGCTTTATGAGGATGTAGATTTCTTCGTAGGTACCCTTCTCAAGATACTCTTTAGATAGACCAAAACCAGCCCACAGAGAAGGGCGCCTCCTTTTCCGCTCTTGCAGAACAGTTTGAGCAAGAGATCTCCTGCTTCGTGTCAAAGGCTGGGATGTTTACATTATGTACGTATTTAATTCTCCTTGCATCGGCTGCAGGGAGTACGTCTAGTAAAGAAGTAAGAAGCGCGGGATCAACGACGTCGTTTGCCGAGACCAACACTTTCCTAACAAATTCAATTGTTTCGTTATATGGTAAACTTAATTTTTCTTTTTGCTTCTTTGCTTGCTGTAAATATTTCACGTCTGAAGGCGTCAGAAGTTTAATTCTTGCCTGTATCTCAGTTACTGGGAGGTTAACCATGAAAGTTTTGCTTGTCCTATCATACTGCCACTCTTCAGTATCCTCTATCTCAAACTTGCCTTCCTTTGCGTTTTCAAGCATTTTTGACAAATCTAAGCTTACATCAGTTGTTTTGCCGCAGTCCTCACAATCATGGCTTACCTCCAGAGTATTACCATAGCCTGTTTTTCTTGCTGAGACTAGTATAGCGACTTTATCGCAGTCTAACAACTCCTGGGCTTGGATGCCGGGAGTGATCATTAGTGAATCTATTAGGCGGTCAAAGATAGAACCCTGTTCAATAAAGCTTTCATTTATTAAAATATCCTCTTCTTTGGCCGTCATGGCCTTTATCTCAACGGTTTCTATACCGTTTAAAGCGCTGCCCTCATCATAAAAGTTTCCTCCGCTAGGGAGATGAACTATCTCTGTTTCCACAGCAAAAGAAAGCCCGAATGGGTTGGGCTTTTCTTTTTGTGCAGGGGGGATGACATTTGGTTGGGGTTTTGCCGCGGGGGGTTCAACAGACTTAGGTATCCGTGTTCTTCTAGAATTTCTTGACATTTTTCCTCTTTTTGTTTACTTTTCTATTTGTTGTTGAAGGTCCAAAGGTCTCCGCCAGTGTTATTGTGCGGTCCTTGGCCAAGGCCTTCTAGTGTCGCATAATCGTAAGTTATGCTAACAGAAATATTCAACAACTCATCTGCGCTATAATCCAGTTGGTCAAACTCTGCCGAAGTTATCAATGGATTCTTTATAACCCAAGTCTCAATGGCGTTTACACCGTCAGCATCAAGCTGTGTGAGCTTTATCTCTGTGCCCAGAGCGTCTACCATTCCCTGCTTGGAAATAGTGGCTGCAGCGGCCTGCTGGTAGTTACTAGGGATTACGTACCCAGAGTTCTCTAAAATCTTATAAAGGCTTTTAGTTGAGTCGGGGTTTACTGGATCAACAATTACAATGTCAATTGGCTTCCACTTTACTCGACCTGGATAATTGAATTCATAATTCAAAAACTGATGAGGTGTAACACCTACTTCATATCCTGGCTTCTTTACGCTCTTTACCACGAATTGTGGTACTCCAGACCAATAAAGAAGCCATCTAAACTTCCTCTTTGGCTCGACTGTTTTTTCACTCCAAAATGCCATTATTTTATATCTCCTATTAGTATATATTATTCTGCACCGGTTTTTAACGATTATTAGTCGTCAAAAGAAGCTCCGGTTCTCGTTATAACAAAATCAACTGCAATGAACTCAATTGCGCGAGCTGGCTTCAAGAAAATCTTCGCATACATGATATTTCTATCAATAAGGTCAGGTGTTGTAGTCGTCTTATCTAATACGACCTTGAAGTCAGACAATCCTAGGCGAGTTTTTACGCTCTCAAGAAGTGGCACCACTTGACCAGTGAACCGGTTCCAAGTTGCTGGAACATTCTGGTCGAACAACAAGCCATTTGCAATCCTAGATACTTCTTTCTTCACGAAGATTAGCAATCGACGAACGTTAATCCTGTCCAAAGCCGAAGGCGTTAGCTGAAGCGTCTTTTGACCAAATACAACCAGACCCTCTGAGACAAAGGATGCGATTGGGTTAATATTTGCTTCATACAGAGTATCCCGCTGTGAAGAGAGCAATTGCTCTGAAGCCTGCAAAACAGGGAGGCCTGCGTTTCCTTCGTTAAGGCCACCGCGGTTGAATCCAGCAGGGGCGAACCAAACTTCATCGCGCTGTTCGGTATATCCCATGACGCCGAGGGCAATAACAGAAGGTGGAGCCCAGACATCTCGATCATTAACAGTGTCTCTAACCTTTACCCATGGGTAGTAAGCTGCACCATAGCTTGAATTTAGCTGGCGTGCTGTGAGTGCCTTAGCACTCTTTTCCGGATTGGTGCCATCAACTCTGTCTTGAAAGTTGGTGCAGATAGCTTCTGCTGGCGGTACATATATGTTTGGAAGGTCAATTATTGCGAGCGCGTCGGCTCTGGCCTCACAAACCTGAATCAGTTTAGTTGTCAGAGCCTCTTTCGTAATACCAGGCATAACAGCAAGATTCATTTCTAAGGCTTCGGGGTCGCGAATCAGTTCAATGGCTCGGTCGACTGAAGCGTGGGCATAGCTGTTTTTAGTAGTAGAATCAGTACCGATGACTCTCATATTAAATGGATCTGCTTCTGTAATATCAACTCCATCGCTGCCGGCAGCCAGAGGCATAGAGAAACTACTGACAAGACTAGTCAAGGATGCGGCCGAGCCACTGGAAAGGGAGGTGTATGCGGTACCGGCGGCATGTGAGCCACTTGTAAATACCACAGCACTGGGGGCATATTCTGAAAGATCCCCTATATTTGCTGTGGTCGCACCTGTGATGATTACGTCGTCCAACGAAAAGACGTAAGAATGTTTTGTAGAGGTGGCGGTGGCGAGGCCAGATACTTGGGAGGAAACTAGTCCAGCGAAACTTCCATATCTTCGAAGATAGTCTTTCATACCTTTGTTGGCAGATGAGAAGTTGGGGGTGCCCCCTGAGTCTTTATTATATTGTGTACTTCCCATAATATACTTTGCCGCAAGATCAACTCCCGTTGAGCCAGTGATAACATGCGGTGATTCTGGCCAAGCCAGTTTTAAGCCGGTCAGAGCACTACCGGAGATTGAACCAGTTGCCCAGGAGGTAGAATGGGTGGAGATGCCTGCCGCCGTGGAGCCGGTGGAACTAACTGGGACAATAGGGCCGAGAAAACCAAAAGGCACCAACTTCGGATTTGAAGGACCATTTTCCCCAACCCCTGAGTCCATTTCAACTCGAACATAATTGGATTGATTCGGGTAACTTCCATAAACTTTATTTCTCTTTTGTATTCCATCCCACTGAAAATACTGATCTCCAATTCTTCGAGCAATAAAATCATTTGAGTTGGGGTTTAGATTAAGATTTTCGTAACTGTCGACCGGATAGATGCGGCCACCTCTTTTCTGTTCTATAACAACGTCGAAGCGACCATAAGGTGACGGGTTACCGGGATCTGCAATCTTTATGTTCTCAATTTTTATATTCAAGTCCATTCCCTGCTCCCCTTCTTGGATAGCGTGGAATCTAAAGAGCTTTCCAAGAGCTGCAGGATTAAAACTTGCCGAGTCATCAGTATATTGTGGTATAGCCCAGCCTGATGATGCGGCTGCTAGGCCGTGCGAACTACTTTTAAAATCGGCCATCAGGTTTACTAATCGCACAGGAAAGACGATAAGAGAGCCGGCTGTTGACTTTCTCTTTACTCTTTCGTACTCCTCTTCAAAAGTTTCTCCAAGCCAATATTTAGAAGCCAAGGAAGAGGAAGGAGGGGTCATAATATAACTGTTGGTTGCAACAGGGTTTGTGTTTAACTCATCTCTTATATATTTTGCGCCTTCTTGAAAAGAGACCGTTTTTATTAGCTCGCCTAGGCTCGATTTGAGCCTCAGCTTGAAAGAATCATTTGTAATTTTAACTGGTTCAACTGTGGTTGCGGCGCCTGACGCTGTCGCATTTTGTGTGATTGTCGTGTTCGATGTATATCCAGTACCTCTGACGCCAACTTCGAAAGCATCTTCGGTGGTGTAAACAACACCAGCCAAGGAGGCCGTCATTGCAGATGCACTGGCTGCGACGAACAGGCCGATGGCAGCACCGGATGAATCTAGGGCCCAGCCGGGTTCGCCGCCAGACTCTGAAGCATCATCGCCCTGGACACCAAGCAAGCGAATAACAGTTACTGGGGAATTTATATCTGCTTTCAAATAAGCTTGAGCCGCATACGGGGCATAAGCAGGAGCCAATAGACCATTTCCATCTCTCCATGGATCTTCCCCTTCATTACCGGGGACAGGTTCTCCGAAGATCTCAACAAATTCTTGAAAAGAGCTAACTTTTACTGGCTTTAGTGCCGGGCCGCGGCGGGTACGACCAATAACAACTGGGCCGACGCCCCCTGGTTGCTTTGGTAACTGGCTATTATCAATCTCACTGAGAAAGACACCGGGTGAGACAAACTTAAATTTCTTTGCAGACATATCAACAAATCTCCTTGATTCAGGCTTTATTAAAAAAGTAAATTATTACTCTAATAAATAGTTTTAGATTTTTTCAAAAGAATAAAAGAAAGAAAAGAAGGTCCCGGCCGAAGCCGGGACCAATTTGGTGGGAATTCAAAGAGTTAGGGGGAAAGGATGTTACTGCTTAATATATTTGAGAACAACCTCGTCCTCTGTACTAAGCGAGTTATCGTTGGCCAGTGTAATCACGCCCGTGGTGGTAATCGTATAGTCAGTGCCCTGTGACTGCATCAAACCATTGAAGTAGACTGATACGGAGCCGGTGGAGGCAGGGGTCTCGGATGAATAATATCCAGCCGCGAATTCTGCATTGGCTGCAACTGCAGTACCGGTGAAGCGGTCTTCGACAGTGGCACTACCAATGTACTTCTTTAGTCTGCTGATGGCACACTTCCTGTTCGTACCACCAGCACCGTCGTCGACAACAAGGAGGTCAGCATCTGCGAGATCAGCGCCAATATCTGTACTGCCA